TGCTATCAAACCAATAACAGAAGGCACTCGTTACAGTATAGTGGGGTGGGTATGGTAGAACGTGTGATAAGACCATTTAAGTATAGAGTAATAAAAGGTTTTTTAGATAAAACAGAAATTAAATTATTAACTGATTATACTAGAATTAAACACAGACTTAATAGAGAAATGTTTGATCTTGAGCAAAGTAATAATTATGCAACTATTTTTTATAAAGATCCTTTAACAGAAACAATTATGTTACAAAAGAAAGAAATAATGGAAATAGAAACTGGTTATAAATTATTTCCAACATACTCTTTTTTTAGAATGTATACTTTTGGATCTGATCTAAAACCTCATACTGATAGATCTTCTTGTGAAATAAGTGTAACTGTATCTATTGGTTCTGATGGAACTCCTTGGCCTATCTATATGGATGGTAAAGAAGTGATGTTAGAACATGGAGATGCAGCAATTTATTTTGGTTGCGAAGTACCTCACTGGAGAAAACCATTTGAAGGTGATTGGTATGCACAGACTTTTTTACATTATGTAAATAAAGATGGGCCACACAAAGAGTGGCTAAAAGATAAAAAACTATTATGGGGTCAACCTATTTGGGAGGATTAAATGAAAATACAACAATTTGATGATGGCAGTGCAGACATAATTTTTGAAGATAGTGAAATTACTATCTTAACACAAAAAAAGAAATTACATTTAGATGCAGAAGGTTTAAGACATTTTGGTAATATGTTGGTAAAGATTGTATCTGAATGGAATATGAATTTTAATGAGGATATAAAAAAGAAAGAAACACAATATACTACACCTGTTAAATTTAAATGATAACACTTGTTGATAATTTTTACCCAGATGAGTTGTATGCTGATATTTTAGAACAAGTTAAAACTTTTGATTTTAGTCCTAGTCATCAACCTTGCAGAAAAGATATAAACAGATATCAAGCTTATCCTGTTTATGAAACTAATGATTTAAGAAAAGACAATCCTGCATATCAATATTTAGAAAGCAAGTTACAAGAGTTTAAATTAAAACCTTTTAAAATGCATACTTTTTATAGGAAAACATTATTATCAGAAATAAAAAAAAGTTTATCTTGGGATAATTATGCAAAACATGTTGATGGTGGGAGTACAGTTTTAGCAGGAGTTATTTATTTAAATACACAATCTATTCAAGATGGCACATCATTATATAACGATTTTTCAGATTATGAACCTACACTTACAGTTGCAAGTAAACCTAATAGGTTTATAATGTATAACTCAAATATAATACATAGTCCTGGTGTAAGACAGTGGCAGGAAGAACGTATTATACAACCCTTTTTTATAGAGTATGGTTAAAGACGTTTTAAAAATAGAAAAACCATTAGAAAGACAATCTTGGTTATATGCATTTGATCTTGGTAAAATTGATACTAATTATTTTATCAAAAAAATAGATCATTTTGTACAACATGAAAGTAATGAAAATTATAAAACAAATGTTAAAGGTAAAATGACTAATAATGTATTTATGCAAGATTCGAATTTTATTCATTTATTACATGTGTGTAAGACTTACATAGGTTCGTTTTCTAGAGTATGGGATTATCCTTGGATATTACAAGATGCATGGGGAGTAAGAAACGATTACGGAGATTACACAAGAAATCATAGACATGGTACAAGCACTATAGCTGGATTAATTTATTTAAATAGCAGCGTGCAAGAATTAGAATTTCCTGAATTACAAACTAAAGTAAAACCTGAACCTGGAAGAGTGGTTATTTGGGATGCTTTACTGAGACACGAGTGTAAACCAAATAGATCAGATATACCTAAATATTCTGTAGTATTTAACATAGAGTTTCAAACAGGATACGAACATCAAGAGTATCGATCTTGAAGACTGCATATGCTATAATATGGCATGCCATTAAAAAATGTACAAATACAGCCAGGGTTTAATAAACAAATAACTGCTGTCGGTGCTGAAGGTCAGTGGACTGATGGAGATTTTGTTAGGTTTAGATATGGTTTACCAGAAAAAATAGGTGGATGGGCACAGATTACAGGTCAAACTTTAGTTGGTGCAGTCCGAGAACAGCTTGTATGGGCTGATTTAGATGGCAGAAGATATGTAGCTTTAGGTTCTAATAAAGCTTTATTTATTTATTATGAAAGTGCTTTTTACGATATTACACCACTAGACACTGCGATTACTGGTTGTACTTTTGGTACGACTAACACATCAACAGAAGTAGGTGTTAACAAAACTGCACATGGTTTAGAGGTTGGAGATTTATTTACATTTACATCAGTAACCCCTCCCGTAGGTGCAGGATATACTGCAGCAGATTTTACAACTAATACTTTTCAAGTAGTTACTGTACCTTCAACAGATGCTTTTACGATTACAATGGCTTCGGGTGCTGGAACAACAGTATCTAACAGTGGATCAGCTATAGTTAATCCATATATAAAACCAGGGCCACTTACTCAATCTGCAGGTTATGGTTATGGAACTTCTACTTTTGGTGGAGCTTCTGGAGTCTTAGGAAGTTTAAATGGATCTCTAAATGATGACACCGCAGGAACTGGTGGGTCAGGAACTTCAATAACGCTTGCCTCAACAACTGGCTGGCCAACGTCTGGAACTTTTAAAGTCGGAACAGAATTTATATCTTACACAGGAGTATCATCAAATGATCTTACTGGTATAACTAGAGCTGTAGCAGGAACTCGATCTGCACACTCTTCTGGTGCTACTTGTGAATACTACACTGCATGGGGAGATGCTTCATTATCTTCTACAGTTGTACTAGACCCTGCATCTTGGTCTTTAGATCACTTTGGACAAAAATTAGTTGCAACTATTAAAAATGGTAAATCATTTGAGTGGGATCCACTTAATGTATCTACTGCAGGTTTAACAACAAGAGCTACTGTAATATCAGGAGCTCCTACAAAATCAGTTATGTCAATTGTTTCTGAAAGAGATAGGCACTTAATTATGCTTGGTACAGAAACAACTATTGGAAGCTCAGCGACACAGGACAAAATGTTTATTAGATTTTCTGATCAAGAAAATATTTCTGATTATACTGCTACTTCAATAAACACTGCTGGATCTTTAAGACTTGATTCTGGTGTTAAGATAGTTGGTGCAGCTAAAGGAAAAGACTATATTTTAATATTAACAGATACTTCTGCATACATTATGCAGTTTGTTGGCCCACCATTTACTTTTTCTATTAGACAAGTAGGTTCTAATTGTGGTGCAATAGGTCAACATTCAATTAAATATGTTAATGGTAAAGTATTTTGGATGGGACAAGCAGGGGGCTTCTTTGTTTATGATGGTACAGTTAAATCATTACCTTGTTTAGTAGAAGATTTTGTATTTACATTTACAGGAAATAATTTGGTTACAGACAATATTGGAATTAACTACACTAATGGCGAACAAGTATATGCAGGTTTAAATCATTTGTATGAAGAGATTACTTGGTTTTATCCTAAGAATGGTTCTGATGAAGTAGACAGACAAGTTACATACAACTATTCAGAGAACACTTGGCATACAGGATCTCTAGCTAGAACTTCTTGGGCTGATTCTACATTATATGACAACCCATACGCAACAGACTACAATACGACTGGTGTTCCTACGTTCCCTACTATTCAAGGAGTGACAGCGGAAAACGGAGCAACAACTTACTATGCACACGAAACAGGAACTGACCAAACAGACAATGATGGTAATGTAACACAAACCATAACTTCTTACTTGCAATCTGGTGACTTTGATTTATCAGTAGATGGAGACGGTCAATTTTTTATGAGTATGAGAAGATTTATACCTGATTTTAAAAAGATAGTTGGTAATGCTAAAATTACAATAGGTCTTAAGAGATATCCTTCTTCTACCTCAGCATCATCACCACTTGGGCCTTTTACAATTTCAAGCACTACTGATAAGGTAGACACACGTGCAAGATCTAGATTTGCAAGTGTTAAAATAGAAAATTCAGCTAGCGGAGAAAGTTGGCGATATGGAACATTTAGAGCAGACGTACAACCTGATGGTATGAGATAGTGGAAGATTTATTAACAGCACAATATAATAATCAGTTAGCTAACAAAGCAGTTGAATTATATGACCAAAGACAAAAAGACCAAGTCAATAATGCTGCTATGGGTATAATGGAATTAGGTTTTCAAAACTCACCAGCTATGACAGCATTAGGTGACCCTATGTCTGAATATAGTAATTTTGATGTAGGTGGCCAAACTTTTGCATATGGTGATCCTATGGCACAAGAAAAAGGTAATTTTATTGAGAAAGGTTTTTTTAATGTTAATAAAAATGCACCTGGATTTAAAGGTTCACTTGCAAGAACTGGTATTAGTGCTTTAGGTAGAGCAGCAGGATTAGGAACAATAGCTTCTTCTGCACTTGGATTTGCATTTGCACCATTAGCAGGAATAGCTGGTTTATTTAGTGGTCTAGGTAGAAGTGGATCAATTGCAGGTTATCTACAATCTAAGCGAGACGCTAAGGCTAGAGCAGACGCAGCAGCAAGAGGTGCTAGAAAACAAGGTTTAAAAACAATGGCAAAAACTTATCACAACATTGGACAAAACATGCATGGAGGTGGAGGACACGCAGGAGGATCTACAGCAGCGGCTGGAGCAGCAGCTCAGGCAGCAGATGACGTTGCAGCTGGAGCAGGAGGTTACTAATGGCTAAAGTAGATATTTATGTTCCTGAACCAACACCAACTTATACTGAAGAAAACCAAAGACAAGTAGCACAAACTTTACAAACACTTAAAGATAAGTTAAACACAACTTATCAACAAGAAATTAAGAATGAACAGGATGCTTTTAATTACTTTTTATCATGACAATTAGATATAAAAATCAAGGTTTCAAACAAGCTAGTACAGGTAAGACTACTGTGTTTACATGTCCTACAGATGCAACAGTAATTGTTAAAAGCGTTTATTGTGCAAACAACGATGGTTCATCTGGTATTTTAGTTAATATGAATTTTGTAGATTCTTCTGATTCAAATACTGAATATGAATTTTTTAGAGATGAGATTCCAGCTAAGTCTCAAGTTAATGCTACCCCACAAGGTTTAAATCTAGAAGCAGGTGATGCAATAACAGTAACAGCAGCTACGGGCAGTAATGCAATACAAGGCGTTATTAGTTATGCTCAATTAGACAGATCTCAGGAGAATGGCTAGACAAAAATTTATACACTTTGTACCCAGACCAAAACCTAGGAAGAGGCCGGGTCGTCATACAAAACGATTAAACAAACATGCTAAGAGGTCAGCAAAAAAATATAATCGACAAGGACGTTAGTGCATATTACTAATTTTCAAAACAACAATATTAATAATCCTTTCAATCCACATTATTCATATCATATATATGAAGATGATTTACCTTTAGATACAAAAGTATTAGGTGAGTTTTTATTACACAAAGAAAAACAACTTATAAAAGAATACCCACCACATGATAATGGTGGTACAGGATTAAGTGAAAATAGTGTTACAAGTAGATTTATATATTACAACTTACTTGAGTTTCCTGAGTGTGGCTTTCTTAAAAATCATATAAGAAAAGCACACGATACATTTTGTAAGTTTTTAGAAATAGATATACACGAATCATATTATGTTCAATGTTGGTTTAATGTAATGAGAAAAGGTGAAGAGATTAAATTACATAATCATGCAGATGATAATTCAGGTTATTTGAGTGGGCATATATGTGTAAAAGTTGCAGATACTACAACAGATTACGAAGTACCTTATTTTAAAACATCATATAGATGTAAAAATACACCAGGAAAAATAACTTTATTTCCAGGTTGGTTATCACATAAGGTAAGCACTGTAGAAAAGGACGATGTAAGAATAACCATAGCGTTTGACATAAGAACTCAAAGCTCTTATATTGAACATGTTAACGATAAATTAAAAAATCATTGGATTAAAATATGAGTGATGAACCTATAAAAATACCTGCTAAAGCAGTAGAAATAGTAAAACATAAAAGAACTGGTAAGGTATATGCAGATAAAGCTGAATTTGATGCAGATGTTGCAGACCCTAACACAGATACAACCGCAGAGGACTTCAGGCAAGACTTAGAAATAACAGTTGCAAAACTTTCTATGTTTGGTAAAACCAAAAAATAATGGAACCTAGAGGTGGCACCGAGTTGCAAATGGAAATGCTTTACAAGCATTGTCCTAAAGAGTTATTAGATAAAGTACAAATCTGTACTTCTATACCTGGTAAAGTACCTATCGATCCAAATAAACTAAATATACTTTGGCAAAAGAATTCCTACGATCAAGGTAATCTACAAGAATTTTTTAACAATCCTTTCAAACATTCTGATTATGATTGGTATGTATTTAATTCACATTGGAACTATGAAAAATTTAGAATGGCTTTTAACATTCCACAAGAAAAATCAATAGTAATTAAAAATGGTTGTATAAATTTCCCAGAAAGAAAACCTTATCAAAAAGGTCAACCAATTAAAATAATACATCATTCAACTCCTTGGAGAGGATTAAACGTACTATTAGCAGCAATGCAAGTTGTAAAGAATCCATTAATTACTTTAGATGTTTATAGCAGCACAAAAATATATGGTAGCGAGTTTAGTCAAGTAAATGAAGATACTTATAAGCCTTTATTCGAACAAGCTAAGTCTTTACCTAATGTAAATTATATAGGTTATGTACCTAATGAACAAATATTAGAAAAAATTACTGACTATCAAATGTTTGTATACCCAAGTATATTTGAAGAAACATTTTGTATATCAGCTTTAGAATGTATGTCTGCAGGACTACATGTTATAACTACAAACTTTGGAGCTTTGTTTGAAACTTGTTCTGAATGGCCAGTATATGTTAATTATGATTCTAATGTAGAAAACCTAGCAAGAGCAACTGCACATGCAATAGAAACAGCTGCTGCATATTTACATGAACAATCTTTACAAGATCATTTAGCAGAACAGCAAAAATTTTATAAAAGGTTTTATAGTTGGAAGAAAAAAGGTTCAGAGTGGGAAAACTTCTTGAAGGGTGCACTCCATGCAAAAGGTCTATAAAAAATTTAGTGAAGAAAAACTAGATTTTAATCAACTAACTAACTTAATATCTGAATCTCATTTTGAGTCTAAACAATCTAGTAAATGGCAAGAAAACTTTATATTACAAGGCACAATAGTTATTAAAAATGTGCATGTACATTCTGCTTTTAAATCTATAATAAATAAAATTATTAAACAATTTGAACTACAAGATAGGTCAATGGATGTAGATTTATACGTAGGGTTTACTCAAGGTGCAGCATCTAATATACATCGAGACAATTATAATGTTTATCTATACAATTTGTATGGAACTGTTATTTATAACATTAATAAAGAAAACTATATGTTAGAGGAAAAAGATTTAATTACAATTAAACAAGGAGACATACATCAAGCAATTGGTTTATCTCCAAGAATAACATTATCGTTAGGGGTTTATGATTAAAGATATAGGACAAAAGGTTGATAGAGAAGGTGCAGCTAAACCTCTTTGGATAGGTAAATCAAGTGTACCACATATATATGTAGCTACACCTGTACACGATCAAGTTAGTATTCATTTCACACAATCTGTACTAGACTTTCAAAAGTATTGTTTTCAAAATAAATTAAAAGTAACTTTTCAATTAGTTAAATCATCATTAGTAACTCAAGGTAGAAACTTATGTGTTGCAGATTTTATAACTTCAGGTGCTGACTATTTACTATTTATTGATTCAGATATTGAATTTGAACCAGGAACAATTCAAGCTATGATAGATAAAGACAAAGAGCTTATATCAGCTCCATACCCATTAAAGAATGTTAATTGGAATAAAGCATTTGAAAAGATTCAAGCAGGAGATGTTAAAACATTAGGAGATCTTACTAACGCAATCTATCAATATCCACTTAGAGTCCCAAATGAAAACGATATAAATATGAGTGAAGGGGTAATAGAAGTAACTCATGGTGCTACTGGTTGTATGTTAATAAAACGTAGTGTTTTTGATAAGTTAATGAAAGCTTATCCTAATAGAACTATTGTTCAAAAAACAGTTATGAATGGTGAACTAGTTGATAAAGAAAACCTATGGAATTTCTTTGATACTTTATATGATCCAAAGACTAAAATGTATATGGGTGAGGACTTTGCTTTCTGCAAATTATGGAAAGATATAGGTGGTAAATGCTATAGTTACATACTAGACCCAATTACCCATGTAGGCGAATTTAAGTATATTGGAAGGTTCGCTGATGAGTTGATAATCAATAAGTAAGATGGTATTATTTACCATTTAAAGATCTTTAAGGAGAACGTTTATAAATGTTACAATTTTTACCCTATGCACTTGCCGCTTACGGAGGATACAGAGGTTATAGAGATGCTAAGAAATCTGGAGCCTCAGGACTAGGAAGAATATTATCGGCTGGTACAGGTGCTGCTATGGGCTACTACGGGGGTAAAATGATACCAGGTGTATCTGCATCTGGATTTACTCCATTCACACAAACAGCTTTTGCTCAGTCCCTACCTTTTGTTAGTGCACCAGCAGGTTTAACAGCAACAGGAACAGGACAAGGATTATCTGCAATGCAACAAGCACAAATTGCAAGTAGCGGAGCAGATCCAGGATTAGCATTATCTCAAATGCCATCAGCTGCAGCAGCTGGTACACCAGCAGCAGCGGACAGAACATTCTTACAAAAAATGTTTTATAAAAAAGATACACCATCAGAAGTAGATCCATTAAAATTATTTGCAGGTATATCTGGACTAAGTTATGCATCAGGAGCTTTTGAACAAGGCCCAGTAGATATGTATCAACCTACATATAATGTAGCTTACAAAGATTTTGCAGAGAAAAGACCTAACTTTAAATATATAGATCCAGTATCTGGTGATGAAAAAGATTACGAAAAAGTTTACATACCTGAAGGCAATGTTGAAGGCAATCCATATCAAATGGTTAAATCTAGATTAAGAGAAGGTGGATTAGCTGAAGTAAAAAAATTTAACGAAGGTGGTATTAATTACTTACCATCAAAAACATCTCATGACGAGCAAGATGCTAACAATTATGTTAGAGCAACTGGTTATGTAGAGGACGGATCCGGAACAGGAGACAAAGACGAGGATACGATGTTAGCTCAATTAGCAGACGGAGAGTTTGTAACAAGAGCAGACGGTGTATTAGGTGCTGGTTTAATAGCTGGAGCAAATCCCACAAGCATGAAAGATATGCGAGAAAAAGGTGCAGCTTACTTCTATGAACAGCAAAAAAGATATAAAAGAATTTTTGACTTAATAGGAGAAGCACGTGGCACGAGCAGCAAAAAAAATTAAACCATCGGTAAATATTGTACCCGTTCTACCAAAAGACGTAGAAAAGTTTTGGCCTTTAGCTGAGTTTATGGTTAAGGAAGCATTAATCTATTCTGGTAGATATGCTGAATCTTCTGACATATATAATTTATTACTTAAAGATGAAGCA